GTCCAAAATAAAAATATTAAAAAGATTACAAATTTCCATTTCTGAAAAATTTATTATCTTTAATAACATAATTACTTCTTCCGACTTTCCTCTACTAAAATTGAATAGTAATCGCACAACCGACTACAAATTTTACAGTATTGCACTGTAATCAAACCTATTCATTGGATCTCCAATTTTAGTTTAAGAAAGTCGGTTGCACACTTGTGCACCAGTATTTAACCGTACTGGCGGACCCCCATTCTGGGTCCAGTGTATATTTAAAATCTATATACACATCAAGGTCATCACAACCTATATGTTTTCGGTATTATAGTAAGAAAATAACATGTCTTACTCTTCATGTTTTATGTAATAGATAAACTTATAACTTACATAACACGTCTAAATGTGTTAGCAGCGTAAGCATAAGATTCTGCTACTGGGATACCAAGTCCTCTTAACGCATGACAGCGTATTTGTGCTTGTTTAATACATTTGTTTAATGTTTTCTCTTTAGCCTCTAAAATGATATATTTGTCATCAATTTTATATATAAGGTCATAAGAAATACCATCAAATGTAATTTCTCGGGCTACAAGTTCACAATTTGGATATTTTGTCATCATCTTTTGGTGTGCTATTTCTTGTACATTAGCCTCTTGTGGTGAAGGACATTTACCAATCTCTATTCCTTCCCATAATAATTTACTAAAGCCTTTATTTTTATTAAAAGCAGAATGACAATGATCTTTTGATATATTGCTACTCGTCAAGCTACTTATATCACATTTATCTTCAAATAGATCTGGTTGCTCTAGACTTTTAAGAGCTTTATTTATATTATTAACTTTTTCACGTTCTTGATAATTAATACGTTTATGTCGTTCTTGTAAAAATAAATAATGTTGATATATAAATCCATCAACATGTTCTGATACGAAATATTTCATAAATTCTGCATCTGCTAACACAAAATCTATTAATTTTTCTTTTGAAATTTCTTGGGCTTCTTTATCAAAAACTTTTGTTTCCGAACGAAATTCAGGCTCTTCTTGAAAATCTAATAACTCTAACCTAAGATTTCTACATTCTTCTTCAGTAATATAGCCATCATATCCTTCAAAAATAAAGAACGCTCGATCAATATCAACAAGTCCGCATAAAGGTCGTGCTTCTTTTACACCTTCGGCATTGAAAAAATAGAATTGATCTAATCTTTCACCACTCAATAATGCACAGAAATTCATACCAATAATCATAGGACCATCTGTCCTAGATATTGCAAAATATCTTTTTAAAGTAGCTCTCTGTGGAAATGAAAGTGTTTCTGATTTAAAATCCATAAAACCAAAGATTAATTTAAATTGATACCACCAATATTCAAATCTAGTCTGAGGATTAGGTATTTGCTGAAATGCTCTTGGTAACTCATCATATTTTCCTGATTGAGCTTGTTCTATTGCAACATCAATAAGTATATTTTTCATCTCTTCAATAGAGAAACTTCCTGATAATTCTCTAAGATTCCATGCAATATCACCTTCCCAACATTCAGATACAAATTGGTTATTATCTTTAAAATAATCATTAACTAACGATACTAATTTATTTTGATTTTCAGTATGTTTTTCAAAATTTTCACGATAATATTTTGCTGCTTCATAAAATGAAGAAAAAGCTTTTTCTGGCTTATCTAATTGTATAATATTATCATATTTAGGCGTTATCTGATCTAACGAATTCGAACATGATGTTACTTTTGGTATTTTTGACAATATCCAACCATAAACATCTAATTTATCAGTAGAAAATACGTGATTAGGTTTATTAGCAACTTGTAAAAATTCTGCACGTCTATAAATTGAGTCCATACAATTTGATAAAAAATAAGCACCCAATCCATGTACATTTGTAGTAACCATAATAAGTTCAGGTTGAATTTTGATAGCTCCTTTAAGATCTGCTTCTGGACTCAATGCTCTCTTTGGAACATTATTAACAAAATCAATTAATCTCCTTAAAGGATTACCTGTTAAAATCTTATAATTAGTATTAACTACATCATCAAAAATTACAACACGGTGATGTGTTCTAAATTCAGATTGGAAATCATCATCTTCATTTAATACTACAATTTCACTTCGTTTAATACCCCCCTTATTTTTAAAAAGTTCTTTAACAAGGGCTAGTGCACAAGTAGTTTTACCTGTTCCTGCTGGTCCTTCTAATACAATACAATATGGTTGAGGTCTAATAATATCATTTTCTTGTGTAATCCATAAATCAACAAAAGTCGATCTAAGTTTATGGCCTAGATTTAACCATCTTGCTTTATCTCCACCAATAAGATTTTCTGGCATGAAATAATGTGCACACGTAAATAGTGATAATGTTGCATAATATCCACGTAATGTCATTCTAATATCTGAGAAACGACCAGCTTTTACAAATGGAATTAATGCTAAGAATATCTCAGCAATAATTGTAAAAATTCGAGTAAAATCAGGTTTTGATTTTTCAGGTATCACAAAAGATTCAGATACAAAATCTGATTCTATTGCTCCATTATCTCCTACATCTGCAATACTATGACCTTGATAATGATCATAATAATTTTTCCTATCATGATCGATTAATTCGTCATAAGTCCACCATTTACACAATTGAGTTACATCATGTTTATTAGCAATAGTCAATAATTTTTGTCTCATCTCATCAAAATCTTGTTTTCCATGTTGACTAATTTTTCTCAAAGCACCATCAACATTTTGTGCAAACAAAATTGACGGAGGTTCAGGTGAATCAATCTTCATAAAATATAAACTTTTAGTTATTGATTCTTTAGCTAAAGGTGCACGAATATGTTTCAAATCTGGACAATAACGAAATTTCCTTTTAAGAAAATCACTTTCATGTAAATTTGTAAAATCTGTTATA